TCGTCACGTGCCCAGCCTCGCATATCCACAAACCATGTCAAGGGTTATTTCGGGCTATTTCAGGCCACGAGCATACTTTGTTCGCATGCTGAGCATGCCTAAAAAGCATGCTGGACAATGGCCCCGGAATGGCCCACAGTAGCCCTATGGACTCGCCAGAGCCTATACCGGCCCCCAAGCGCGATCAGGACAGGTTTACCGGGGCTAACTGCCCCCCAGAGAAACGCAAGGCCATTGTCAAGGGTATCAAGTCGGGTATGCCGATAGCCCTGATAGCCCAAGAGACACATTCCGCCCCGGCTACAGTCCAAGTCGTACGCGATCAGGAATTAGCCGACTGGAGGAAAGAGTCCTCCAATGGGCTTAAGAAGCTGGCTCGCTCCATGGTGCATCACTTCAACGACACAGACCTGAACACAATCCCATGGACGGTCAAACCTGTCATGTTAGGTATAGTAATGGACAAAATAAGTCAGCTTGATGGTGAGCCTACGGCAATAGTGGAACACCGTCATTCCATAGACGTGTCTGGTCTCAAGTCCCAGCTTCAGACATTGCCTGAAATCACGGTTGAGGCTGAGGTAAGCCAGGCCCTTGTGGCTCAGGCACTTCCAGAGCCTGAGCCGAATTATCCTACTGTAAGTAATCCACAGCCTCACGAAACCCAATAGAATCAGGGTCTCAAGCCAGCTTTCGCACAATAATAGGTATGTTCAGTGCCAGACCGGGGGAGGGGGTTCGGCTTCGGCCTGGGCCTGATTTGCTTGACCCAACCTGGCTCCATAATTTTTCTGGACAAAGGCTCAGGTAAACGTGGAGCCTCAGCGTACACGTCCCCAGTCCTTCACCAGCATCAGATGCTGGCTCAGGATTCATGCTAACCAAGGGGGTTATTAGGGGACCAATAGCCAAACACGTCAAGCTTATTCTTTCAGGAATTGTTGTAAGTGCCTTATAATCAGGCAATTATTCTTGAGGATTTTCGCCGAAGTTTTCGCAGTTCCAGTAGGCGTTTCCACATTCTCTCGAAGCGTGCTCGCTGCTCTGGTGTATCCGGGCAGTGGTAGGTTCCGGGGGCTACCAGGATCGCCTGTGGATCGTCCCGGTGGTTCATCTGATTGCTGAGTGCTGCGTCCCGCTTATTGGGGGTGTTTCAGACCCCGTATTCAGTCGGGTAGCCCTGCGCGTGGGGTTCCTAAGCGCAGCACTCAACAATCTGGAACATGGGTGGTTCATACCGGGCTATAAATCAGTCTTCCCTCAACCTCCAGGAAGCTCCCGACCCGCTTGGCTCTTGCCTTCTGGGCCGCTTCCCGGCGCTCCCTGCGGGCCTGCCTTACAGCAGCCGAGTAGTAGCCCTGGGCCTCGTACTTGGCGATCTTCCTGTCTGTCAGGGGCTTGCCGACGATGTTGTTGAACTTCTGGCTCTGCAACCCTCGGGCGTGGTAGTGGCTGATCCATCGGATAGCGGGCCTGCCTTTCGGGGTGGTTTTGGTCATGGTGTCTCCCCGGTGCCGCCAACAGCCTTGGAGCCATCGGCGGGTGTTATGGGTGAGGAATGAGAGCCGCTTTTGTTAACGGCACCGGATAGACTGGCGTTTTCGCCCATAACGTTAGCACGGTACACCACCATAGCCATGGCGTCAAGAAAAACGTGTAGGAATACTTGACACTCTGTATTGCAGAGTGTTAAATCTACCGACAGTGAGCGATTCGGCTCAATTCGCGGTTCTTGAGCACCGGCTGCCCGAGAGGATCGGTTTGTCTCTTGATGAGATTCGTCGTCGGCGAAATGACCGGTTAGAGAAGGGGACCGACTGGGAGCGCATAGGGCGCTGGATCAAGTACAGCCAGTCCGGTATCCAGAAGTTACAGCAGGAGCTTGGCGTTCCTGAAATCAACCCGCCTCCCAAACCCGCCGAGTGGCTGGACGTGGAAGTGTGGCGCTGCAACTTCCCGAACCCACGGATTATCGAGTGTAAGGAATTTACAACCGGCAGGCTCTGGCATGTGCGGATACATCCCGAGTGGCGAGACCGCTACAAGCCCAGGATGAAGATAAAGATTCTGGCCAATGGCGAGCGCATCGCCACCACCAGAAGGCCGAGAGAAAGGTATAAGTATTGAACACATACAAAGAAATCCAACAGTACTTGCGCCGTCGCGCCAAACAGACCCGAGTTCCAGAAGCTTTCGACCATCTGGGCTTCCGGGTGGCTGGCCTTAGCTCCGGGCCAGCCAAATTTAACCGCCAGCCGGGGATGATCCTGAAGTATTCCGACGGCAAGCACTATCAGGTTCAGGGCGACGGCTCACAGCGAAGGGTTAAATGATTACATCTAAGAAGTTTTGGGCATGGGCCGTCGTCGGTGTATTGGTGACTGCGTTCAACATATGCGTGGCGCACTTCTGCCTGTGGTGCCTTCTCGTGCTTCCGGTGGCCATATTGTTAACCGCTGTTCTTCTGTGGGTGATTGACGCGATTTCCAAATGAGCCTCGCCCGCACCAGATTCGCCCTTCGTGGCCGCAGGATAACCCAACTGCTGATGGCGCTTGGCCTTCCCCGCGACGAACTGTACGCGCTGAAGATCGAGCCGCCTCGCAAACATTTCTGGGCACGCTATGACGAGTACGAACTTCACGACCTGCTTGTCCGTGCCCACGAAGCCTACAGGCAGCGCATAAAGCTGGCCCATCCTGACAGGGGCGGCTCTGTTGGGGAAGCTGCCGCGCTCAACAACTGCTGGAAGCGCGTTCGGGAAATGTTCAAGCGACGCGGGGTGGAGTTGTGACCATCGGTATTCGCATTGGCAGATGGTTCCTGCGCGTCGAGCGGTCGCCGCTGCAAGCCAGATTCTTTCGCGGCCAGTTCGGCGGTGCTGGCGGGCGTGGCACTGCCCTTCACATTCTTGGCTGGGCATTTTATTTTGGCCGGAAGCTTCTCTGGCGTCGCGAGGAAGACGGGGTGGAGTGGTGAGGTATATCACTTGCGATAAGTGCGGTGTGCAGTGCACGGATCAGTGCAGTGTGCAGATTGGGGTTGGCATGCGCGTGGCAATGTCCCCAATCGACCTCTGTACTAAATGCCGGTTCGAGTTGTTCCAGTTGTTGTTGGTTTTCCTGCCGAAAAAAACAAATCAATTTGAGCACGCCCTGTATTTGGGCATGGAATGACCTATGGATTGGATTTCAAAACTTAAATGTCTGTGGCGTCACTCGTGGCGAGTCAGGGAATTGCGCAACTGTTCGTCAACCACGCGGAAATGCTGCCACTGTGGCCGCCAGCAGGTTCTTGTCATGGTTGCCATGAACGAAGCACGTTGGATAGACCAGCTTCCATAATGACCGCCACCCTCGAACAGCCTCCGGTCTCTCCTGCCCCGCAGAAGATTCGCGTTTCGCCGCAGGAGATGGAAGCTGCCAAGCGATGGTTCGCGGAGAAGATCAAGACCGCTCCTGCTTGTCCCCCACGGCTCGACGGTGCTGACTGGTGGCCGCTAACTCCCGAAAAATGCCTGCGCCTTACCAAGGCTGGGATGGACCAGGAGCTTGAGCGCCTCGCCACTCTCCAGAATCGGGAAGTGGAGTTAATGTGCCTCGACCCGCTGCGCTACGGGTACCGCCCGCAGTGCTGGACTGACGCTGGGAAGTGCATCGAAGAATCATTATTAACTTGTATCTTCGGGGGCGGTGGAAGCTCGAAGACGCGATTTGCCGCCGAGCTTGGCATCCGAACCATGCTGAAGAAGCCGGGGGCCAAAGTGCTCTGGCTCCATGAAGCACAGCAGCCCTCCATTGATATTCAGCAGATGTACGTTTACGAGATGCTTCCCAGCGAGTGGAAGCGCCTGAAGTACCGCAAGAGCGACAGGATCACCAAGATTAACTGGACGAAGGCCGGTGGCTTCATGGCCGGTGCGCATCACAAGTTTGTACTCCCAAATGGATCAATGGGCCTGTTTGGGTTCTATAACCAGGACATTAAGGTATGCGAGGGTTACGGTTGGGATTTGGTTCTGGCTGACGAGGATTTGCCGCTGGGCTGGCTGAAGACCCTGCTCTATCGCCTCCCTCGCTGCAACGGCAAGATGGTCTGGACCTTCACCCCGATTCGCGGCATCACCCCGGCGATCAAGGAGGTCGTGGATGGCGCACAGATTATCAAGACGCTCCCCGCCGAGTTGCTGGACCAGAAGAAGGTCCACGTTCCCGGCTGCCCCAAGGGCCATATGCCCTACTTGCAGAAGGGCGTTTTCTGCGACTCGCAAATTATTTACTTTTTCACGGAGATGAACCCGTGGGCCGGGTACGAGCAGCAGAAGAAGGTTGCGCACCAGGCCACGGTCGAGGAAAAGGAGCGCCGCTTTTACGGCTGGTCCCGCCAGTCCATCGGAAAGATGTTCCCGAAATTCGGCGCGTGGAACATCGTGAAGGACATCCCCAAGGAGGTAACGCGCTACGTCATTAAAGACCCCGGCCCCGGCAGGAACGCCTTCATCATCTGGGTTGCCGTTGATCGTTACCGCCGTCATTGGGTCTACCGCGAGTGGCCCGACGTGGAGACGTACGGGGAGTGGGCTGTCACCAGCGAAAACAAGAACAAATGGGACGGCGACATGGGGCCAGCCCAGAAGCCGTTGGGCAAGGGCGTGAAGGGTTATAAGGAAATCATGCTGAAGGCCGAGGGCCACACCTGGACCGGGCAGGCATGGGACGGCACCAAGGCTGAGTCCATCTTCATTCGCTACGGCGATCCCCGCGCCATGGCCGATCCTTCCGGCGTCGAGGAAGGGCAGGAGGGCAGCAATATGTTCGACCGCTACCGCGAGGAACAGATGGACGACAAGGGCCACGTCGTTGGCCCGTCCATGGACTTCCTACCGGCTCCCGGCTATCACATAGAGCGAGGTGTGGAAATGATAAATGATTTACTGGATAAGTACAATCCGAACGAGCCTGCTACGGCGCTCCTGAACGAGCCGGGTCTGTACGTTCACGAGTCGTGCAAGAACATGATCTGGGCGCTCCACAACTGGACCGGAATAGACAAGGAGAAGGGCGCGTCCAAAGACCCCATTGACTGCGCAAGGTACATGGCCACGGCAGATTTGCAGTATCACGATCCTAAAATGCAAGTGAGTTACGGTGGGGGAAGTTATTGATCTATGCCCAGACTGATTGAAAAGCCAGTTGGAATGTCGCGGGAGGACTTTGACAGGCTCCCGCCAATCATCAGCCGCAAGGTGTTCATGTTCGCCACCGGCCTGGACGAGGACGCCTTCTACATCTTTGTGGAGCAGGGGAAAATCCGCAGGCTGCCCGTCGGCAGGACCGGCACACGCAACAGTTATTACAAATCAGACGCCGCGACCCTTGCGGGCTACACCAAGGAGAACAAAAATGGAAACTGAATCAGAGAAACTTATTTATGCCCAGGACGAGCCTGACATAGGGGAACTCGTCAAGGAGTACGAACGCTGCACGCCGTTCGCTTTCGGCTGGAACCGCCTGCGCGATAACGAGGACATTCGCTTTGCCCGGTGGGACAACCAGAACCCGGACGGCAAGAAGCACGATACCGAGAACGACGAGGCTTTCCCGTGGGAAGGTGCCAGCGATTCGCAGGTGTTCCTTGCGGACTCCATCATCATGGAGAACGTGGCCGTGCTCATGCAGGCGTACCGGCGCTCCATTGCGCTCGCGAAAGGCGTGGAGCCACGCGACCACGAGCAGGCCGCGTATCGCACCAAGCTCCTGGAGTGGCTTACCGAATCCAAGCTGAAGGCCGAACTGGAGAACGAAGTGGAGTTGGCCGCGCAGTACCGTGAAACATACGGTGTGTACGTGCTCCACCCGACATGGGAGCGCGAGGTAAAGCTGAAGGCCGACAGGATCACCCTGCAAAAGCTGGCCGAAGTGGCAGAGCAGGCCCCCGAAAGCCAGTTGAACCTGCTCGTGCAGCTAATCGCCAACGAGGACACCGAGGACCAGGCCGTGTTGCTTGTGCAGGAGTTCGGGAAAACCCTCGTGCAGACCATGGCGGCATCGCAGTTACAGGGCGAGCAGAACAGCCTTTTCGACAATTATAAGGTGAGCACCAAGGTCGCCCGCAAGTTCGTGCGCGAGATGCGTTCCGGCAGGGAATCCTCTCTGCCAATGCCTTACATTTGCAGCAACCAGCCCTGCATACAAACGCTGAAACTGTGGGATGAGGTTTTTATTCCGCCGTATGTGACCGACATTCAACGCTCTCCCCGCGTTTTCGTGAAATATCCCATGTCCGAAACCGACCTGCGGGCCACCGCTGCGCTGGAGGGTTGGGACGAAGACTGGGTGGAGCAGGCCGTCAAGGAAAAGGGCCGCGCCTCGACGTGGACTGTCAGCCGCGACGCTGGCGGATCGTCCACGGTGGTAAATGTCGGCGGTGAGCCAACCTTCGTGTGGCTGGAATCGGACCAGACCGACAACGATAACATCGAAGTCATGTACGCCTACACCCAGGAACTGGACGAGAACGACATTCCCTGCATCTACTACACTGTTTTCCACGCGAACATCACCAAGGACGAGACTGGTAAGCGCCCACTGTACGCCAAGCGCGACAAATTGAACTATGCACACAAGAAAATGCCGTTCGTTGTCGGCAAACGCGAGCGGTGGAACCGCTCCCTGACCTCCAGTCGTGGCGTGCCGCAGCTTCTGGCGTCGCGCCAGCGCGAAATCAAGGTGCAGCGCGACAGCCTGGTTGACTCCACGTCGATTTCGACCCTGCCACCTATTCATATTTATGCCAGCGGCCCACAGGGCAAGTACAAGTTCGGTCCAGCGGTGCGAAATACTGTCCTTCCGGGTCGCGAGCCGAAGGCGCTGGAGCTTCCAGTGCGCGAGACAACCGCTTTTGAGCTAATGAAGTTGTTCGGGGCCGAAGTGAAGGAGGAAATGGGCATTCTTTCCGAGGAAATCCCGCCCGCCCGCGTGCAGGTGAAGCAGCAGGCCATGGTGAGCGGCTTTTTGGGCGAGCTTACCGAGGCTTTCCAGCAGATGTTCGCGCTGATCGAGCAGTACATGCCGGACGAGGCGTTTATGGAGATTACCGGCTCCCAAACACCCCTTCCCAAGGGTGAAGAAATCGCGCTCCAGAAGGATTTCATCCTGACATTCGACGTGCGCGAGATGGACGTGGAGCACATCCTGAAAGAATTCAAGGCCATCGTCGAAGGCGTGCTCCCGTGGGACCGCGAGGGCGTAATTTCCGCCTCCAAGCTTGTCCGCGCCATGCTGCGAGCCATCAATCCCGCGCTCGCCAAGGAAATTACGCTGGACGGCAACCAGGCCAGCCAGCAGATCGTGCAGCGTGTCGAAACCGACATGGTGAACATGTTCGCCGGGATGCCGCCGCGCCTGACACCCGACGACAATCCCACCGCCTCAGCGGAGCTTCAGGCCGCGCAGGAAATCCTGCAACGAAACCAGAAGATGCAGAAAGCCCTGATGGAAGACCCGGACTTCCAACAGAAATTCCAGCAGTGGGTAGACAACAGACAATTCAATGTGACTCAGAACCAGAACAAACAGACCGGCAGAACAGGAGTGCAGCAGGCAGCATGACTGAGAAGAAAACGGCCAGGATAATTGGGTGGCTGCTCTGCTTTATTAGGCACGAAGACGATTGTATTGGTGGCGAGCGTGGACCATGTAATTGCGGACTGGAAGAAGCAAGGTCCGAAGCCAATCAAATACTTGAGCAGACAGACAGTCGCTATGTTGATCGAACCGAAGTCCCGCTATGAGGAACGTGCTTGAACTTGCGCTGTCGGTGGTTCTGTGTTTTGTGGTGGCTCCCATTCTTTTAGCCACCATTATTCTTGTCCCGTTCTGGCCTATCTTACTACTCGCCTGGTTATTTCTAAAATGAGTACTCAAACCGTATCTACATCTGAATTCAACATGAGCAAGCGCATCGCGGACCTTGAGCACGAGGTTTCCAACTTGCGCCGCGTGCTCGACACCAAGCGTCACCTGAAGGAAGTCTTTGACCGATACGGAGCGGAGCAGTTGCATCGCTTCATCGGCGAGAAGTTGAACGCCGTCTCTGAAACCAACAATGTGTGGGTCGCTGTGCATGCCATTCTCGACCAGCAGATCATGGCGGAACACAATGCCACCCGCGACCCCGGCCTGTCCAACGAGGGCGTGCGCTTCAACCTCGGGCGCGAGTCTTCGCTGGAGGATTTCAGGCACAACCTGCTTGAATCCTGGGCGCAGGCAAACCGGCAAGTTAAAGCCGGATAGAACCCGTTAAGGCTGGTTCACATGGCCCGCTCTGTTTACTTCAATTCCCAGAAATGGTTTAGCCATCCCGAAGGCATCAATCGGGTCTCCTGAACCGCCCCGGCCTTCCTCGAAAGCGGCCTGATATGAACCAAGTCCGACTTGCAGGCTAAAAGCATGGCTAACGAAACCGGGACAGTAGAACTCCCGCCAGAAACTACGGAACCAGTCGTCGCGGAAACGCAGGATGCCGTCTTCAAGAAATTGTTTGGCGAGCAATCCGAAGACCCGCAGAAGTCTGTTGAGGCCCCAACCCCAACGGAAGAACCTCAACCAAGTACCGAAACAACGCCCCAAGTGGAGCCTGATACTCCACCAACCGCTGAACCCACCGAGGAAGAAACCGAGGACGGCTTGCCGCCCGATGTTCAGGACTCGGTAAATAAGCGCATTGCCAAGGTTGTTGCCAAACGCAAGGAACTTGAGGAACAGCTTGCCACCAAGGAAGCGGAGATGGCCGAACTCGAAGCCAAGGTCAAGGAATTGTCCGAGGCTAAAGAGGAAGCGCCACCCCCGCAGGTCGCCCCAGAGCTTGATCCTGTCCTGCGCAACCCGGAGATTAAAAAACTCTGGGAGCAGGAACAGAGCGCTCATGGTGCCCTCCAGAAAGCTTCCGAGTTGCTGCGGCTTTCCCGCAGGTCTCCAGATGCCGTGCTGGCCACGCTCAAACAGGACCACAAGAAGGAATTTGTGGACATTGACGAGGCCCGTGACTTCCTGGAAATCGTCAAGGAGAACGCATCGCTGATGCGGCAGGAACTCGCTGGAAAGCGAAGCCTCGCCACGCAGCGGCACGTTCAGAAGATCGAGCAGGAAGCCCAGAAGCACCACGACACCGCTGTAAAAGCGTACCCGTGGCTGCCGAAGAAAGACAGTTCCGAGGGGAAGGTGGCGCAGTCGATCCTGAAAAGGTTCCCCGCGCTGCTCGATCCACTGTCTGTTCCTGACGGCATGGTAATCCTCGGCGACCTTGTGGCTGGACAGATGGCGCGAGAGGCCAGGGCAAAAGCACCTGCTGCGCCCGCCGCCCCACCGCCCAAGCTGCCCACCCCAGGCAAGGCACCAACCGCAACGCGCCCTACTGGGCGTCCACCGGCAAACGCGCTGAAGGAAAAAGCATTGGACTCGGGCGACATTTTGGACGCTGCCAAGTACTTGGAGAAAAGCCCTGTATTTAGTTAACAATTATGCCCTCATTAACCGAACCAAATCAAGTCGGGAAAAGGGAGGACTTGGCAGAACTTTACGCCATCGTGGACATGAAAGCCACGGTCTTTCTTTCCCGCGTCAACAAATCCTCGAAGCCGACAAACTCGGAATTCGACTGGATCGTTGATTCGTACGCAACACCCAAAGTATCCGGCACCATTGATGGTACCGACGTGGCCGACTTCGAGAACCACGCCGCAGACCGTGGCCGCATGGGAAACCTGGTCCAGGTTTTCCGGCGCACGTCCAAGGTTTCGCGGCTGGCGGAAGAACTCAGCGACGTTGCCGGTGTCCGCTCTGAAATCGCCCTCGCGACTGCTAAGAAGCTGGTCGAAGTCAAGCGCGACAACGAAACCACACTGCTCCAGAACGG